GTATGTTAATGAAGAAGTCATCACAACTTCCAACACCTATATCAAGCGTGTCAACGATCGCCGTAGGGAAGATGACCGTATCTATAGACTCAGATACGTTGTACCAAAGGAAATTGACAACGTTAGAGAACCCTTGCTCGGTTATGTCCTTAAGGTCAGAACTGACGAGAATAGAAGACTAAGACCTCAGAAGATTGTTCTGGAAGCTGTTGATGCAACTACTGATATTCCCGTCTTCTTTGGTGATTCTCCGACTGTTGATCCTGCTAGTGGAGACAACCTCGCAATTGAAGCAGATTATAATTACGATCCCTATCTGACTGGCAACAGCAAGTCTTTGGTGTCTGATTGTGGTATCAAATTTACCATCGAATCTGCCAGACTAAAGAATATTAGTGGTACCGATCGCATTGAATTGACGGTCTTCGATCACACAATTAATACTAATATTGCTGCTGGTACAGCTTTAGCATCAGGTACAATTTTAACTGAGGTTAAACTCTCCAGTGTTACAGGTACTTTCACGCTAGGACTTTCAGTTGCTTGGTCTGGTTTCTCCGATAGCAGTGAGATTAGTGGCAACTTGCCTGTCGTTCATAAAGTTTATATTGAGGGTGGTACTACTCGTTTAGTCCTTCGTAGTGATTTCCCTCTACTGCCTACTCTGAAGTATAATGATAGTACCACTACTATTTTTGCTAGTGGTTCTGCAACTGGTATTCTCGCTGAGAAACCCAATGGTGGTCGTGACGACTTTAAAGATTACGAATCTGATCTCGGCAAACAGTATGTTATCCGTAATGCCCCTGCTTACACGCTGACTCCTGGAGACTTTGTTCGTGATGAAGCTGACGGTAACCAGAAAGATTATAAGATTGTCAGTGTTACTGATGTTGAGGAAGTTGAAAACACTTACTATGTGTATCGCGTTAAGACTCTGCGCCGCAGAATCTATAACCAACAGGATGGTATTTACTACCTGACTTGTTTACGTGGTGACTTCTCGCCTTCAGTTTCTGAGTTTAATACATTCAAGTTCGGACATCCTACCGAAAGACTGTATCCTGAGCTATTTGCTGACGATCCTCTGTGGTTTGACCCTGATGGTGATGGATCGCAGATTAAAGATGCTCCTGCCAGTAATTCTGTTGCTGATAACTATGTCCACGGTCTCGTGGTTGCTGATGATAACAAGAACAGTGTCACAAAAGAAGCAGTTGAATCTCTCCTTCTCAACGTAGAGAGAAATACGACTGTTACTCTCAGTGCAATGGATGGTAAGGCGGTTGCTTCTCGCGAAGATCGTCTAATCGGTGTTGAGGGTACTAGTAGTGCTGTTGCTGATAGACGAATCTATATGGAGCTGCGTCGTCCTTCACAGGCACGTTCTGGCAACCATACTTTTGAATACACTGGTTTCGGTCCTGGTAACTACTCCACTGCATTCCCCTCTAGACAGGAGTATGTGCTCTCTGACGATGAAGTCCTGTTCTCTCAGGCGAAGCGTCAAGACGGCGGTGTGGTCTTCTACTCTGGTCTGAACGCTAACGGTGACCTGTTCGTGGGTAACCAGCGTATCAACGCTATCTCTGGTGAAGAGACTAAGATTGATGACTCCGTGCTGCGAGTCGCTGGTGAGAACCAAGATGAAGAGTCCAACACTAACGATGTCACAGTTGACACTCTAACTGTCAACAACAAAGTTAAGTTTGACTTGATCAATGACTTCCAGATCTCTGCACCTGGTGGTACATTCTTCTCTACCCCTGTTACGATTGAGGTTGGTGATCAGTTTGCTGACAGCTCCGATGACCCTGGTTCTCTGACAATTAAGTCAGTTGCTAACACTGGTATTGCTGGTGTTGACCCTGCACTGGTTGAGACTGATATGGTCTTCAACCCTCCATTTAAACCAAACACTATTCAGTTCGCTGTTTGGGAACTTAACCCCAGAAACATTTCCTCTGGTCTTAATTATTCGATCAAGACATCGAAAGACAAGACAGTTCCTGCATCCGAAAGCTTTAAGCAAGAGGGTACAATTGAACTGCGTGGTACTGAAACTGTTGGTGAAGCACATAGAATTGCTAATGTCAACTATAACACCACGGTGGGTTGGATCTGGTGTCAGACTGATGGATTCCAGCAAGGTGAGACTCCCTCCTATGGATGGAGAGAGTGGGGTGTTATTGGTGCGGACGCACTAACCACGTACACCACTGGCACTGGTTCTACTTCGATTGCTACAGGCAACGATATGCGTCTGGGGGTCAACCTGAAGAATACTCGCGTTACCAACGGTAGCGTGATTCCTCTGCAGACTCTGGACGTTGAGGGTTCTGGTATCTTCCGCAACTCTCTATGGGCTGGTGGCGATAACCTTAACCCAACTGGTATCCACACCTTCCGTGCTTTCGATGATGATGGCAACGGCGTGGGTCGTGTCTCTATCAACACGGGTGATACAGCTGAAGTTGTTGGATCCATCGGTCTTTGGGTTGGTGGTGATATCATTGCCCGAGCTGGTGCTGTAGGCAGTGGAGAGAGCGAGGCAGTCGGTGGTGGTCAATCTAGTGGTAGCTTAACTATCGATGGCACATTCACTGCCCTCAGTGGTGGTCAACACGAGATGGTTGGTGATCTGACAGTCACTAAGGCACTCTATGTAAGAGGCGGTCTTAATAAGATGTACCAGATTGACTCTGGTTCTACTCTTAAGAGTGACATTGATCAGAGACAAGCAGATGATTCACTAAACTATGTGACATATGCTGGTCAAAACATTGTTGTTGGCGATGCAGTTTGGGGCAATGATCATTTTGACGATGCTTCTACTGCGAAGCTAGTTGTTAAGGCAGATGGTTCTGCTCGTATCGGTAATGCTAGCGGTGGTATCCAGATGGATGCCAATAGCAATGTGTCTATCGGTGAAGCAACTCCTAGCGCCACGGAGAAACTATGGGTCAATGGTTCTACTAAAATTGAGATCAGTGCTACTGAAGTCTTCACTATCTTTGATGACGGTGATCTTCGACTGAAGGTAACACCTACTGGTCAGGTTGACTTTGTTGGTGATGGTACTGCTAGTGTTCCTAATTCTAGAATTGGTTCTACTGGATCCCTAACTCTGGGAGATGACTTTACTGTCAAGAAAGCAGATATTTCCACAGACACAACATTCTATATTGATTCTGCAACTGGTAATACCGCTGTTGGTAACGACAGTGATAATACTGGTACACTTAGAGTTCATAGTAATGCAGCGTCATCAAATTCTACTTCTGGAGCTCTGATTGTTGATGGTGGTGCTGGTATCTTCGGTGACTTAAATGTCGGTGGAAATCAAATTGTCACTGGCAATATTGAACTTGAGGGCGGACAACTAGATGTAAATAGTGGTGGCTCTAATAACTTTAAAGTTAATACTGATGGTAGTATTGACATAAATCAAGTTACTGGTTACTTTACACCTACTGCTGGTCGTAAGTGGGAAGAAATTGATTCGGACATCACGGTAGTCAGTAACGTTAATTACTATGTTACTACATTTACTGGAACGCAAGTTGTGGTTACACTTCCTACATCACCTCAAAAAGGTGATCAGATTCGTTTCTTGGATGTTACTGATGCTTTGACTTACAATAAGCAAATTAAGATTACTACAGGATCTGGCAGCAGCAATCCTATTCAAGGAGATGCTGGTGGAGAATTAATTATTCAGACACCTGGCGCAGGTTTCGGTCTGCTTTATATCAACTCTGTTATTGGTTGGCGTATAATCGAACTCTAATGTCAAAAAATCTAGAAGAAATTCGCGGCTTCAAAAATGCCGCGATCGGTACAATTATGGCGTGGGGTGGAGGTAGTTCAGATCTTCCTCCTGGATGGTTGGCGTGTGATGGTGGTGCCAACGCCAATGATGATTATCCTTTACTTAAAGCTGTTATTGGATACACTTATGGTGGTTCTGATGCATCAGGTCAATTTCAAGTCCCTGATTTAAACAATGGTAAGATACCTTTCCATAAGGGATCTACTTACGTTGGCGATTCAAATAATAATAGCGGAAATGTGAGTTTGAATGCAGATTGGTCTATTAATGGTAGACCCAATAAAGTAATTCAATATAGTTCATCGACCTTAACTGGAAATGCTACTGGTCAGATGACAAGTTCTAATTCGATTTTTAGAAAACAAATTCATTATCAAAGTAGGATGATGAGTCTCGAAAACCTTCCTGGTCACGGGCATAATCCTAATATTAAAGCGTTAAATTCTCAGCATACTGGAAACCCTTCTGGTGAAAGTGGTAGTGATATTACATTTCAAACTGCTAGATCTATTATCAACAGACAGGGTGCTGGTGTTAAAATTGGTGGTCCTAATGATTTTGAAAATAATAGAATGACTAAACCACCCCAAGCTCACGGTCACGAGTCAATGCAGATTGTAATTGATAAGGGAAGTATGGCAATTAATTCGTACTCTGATACTTATAATTCTGATAATATGTCGGTTAATAATTATGATAGTATGGGTAATGCCGTTTTGGACTTTACTCAACCGCATCAAACAGCAGTTTATATGATTAAAGCTTACTAAATATCTTAGGGCATCACAACCAATGGCGAAAGTATATGCTAATATTAGAGGAGCTCAAGGTGTTGCACCTGGAGTGATTGTTCCTTTTTCAAAGGAATGTCAATCTGATGCAAACTTATTAGAACGTGTCCCTGGTGGATACTTACGTTGCGATGGCAAAGTTTATCAAGCTCAAGATTTTCCTGGTTTAGCTAGAGTTATTGGGGTTGGTCCATCAGGAGGATCTGGTGTTCCTGGATGTGCTTTTAATCCTGGAATAGATTCTTCAGTTTTGATTAACCCTACGTTTGATTCGGATGGCAACTTTACTGGAGGTAGTTTTGCAGTTCCTAATCTAGGTGCTAAAGTCTTAGTTCCTAACAGTTCAGCTGGGCAGGAATTTATGGGCAACAATGTTTCTGGCGGCATTTATGAAAGAGCTGGTATAGGATATGTTGCTAGCATAGCATCAGTGGTTACTACAACAATGAGCGGAACCATTGAAGATAGTGTTTATACAGCTAATATTTCTGGGCAACCAACTTTTGCCATTGAAAATAACGGGACATCGACAACAAATACAATTGATATTGGAAAAACTGCTGCTCACACTCACAATGACGTGTGGTATGAATCTGATATGAGAGATGAAGGTTTTGATAATGACCTTCAGGATAGTACTTCAATTGACATTGTGAAGTATCAAACTAGTACAACTACGGTCACTCATAGTGGTGCAAATATTACACATAATCATACAGTCACTGGCGGTTCTGTAGAGAACAACTTACAGTATACTAGAGCTGCGACTACCATTAATTATAACGGATCTAGTGCAACTGCTAACATCCAGGCAGATGCTAGAAAATCTTTAGATCATTTAACAACACCATACTTAATTTTAGAGTATATCATTAAAATCTGATGTCAAAGTATTACTCTCAAACACAAGCATCTTGGACTGGAGTTCAAGTAGGCACCATTTGTATGATGCCGAAAGATAGCAATGGAGATTATTTTGCTCCTGCAGGATGGCAAGAATGTAATGGCAGAGAATTAGATCCTAATGAGTTTTATGGATTGTATCAAATTATTGGTAATACCTATGGTGGCACTGCTAGTGGTACGATTTATGGACAACTTAGTGGAAAGTATAAAGTACCAGACCTGAGAGATAAAAAAGCTATTGGTACAGGTAGACTTAGACCAGAAGTTAGTTCATCTCCACAATTGGAAGCTCACTTAGGTGGTCCGAGTGGTTATGGTACGAATGTATGTGGAACGTATGGCGGTAAAAACGTTATGCGTATTTCTGATGTTGCCGCTAGAGTGCAAGTTATTGGCAACCCTAGCATTACTTTAAATAAAACATCGCCTACTATTGCCACCTCTTTGGTTGCAAACAGTATCTTGAAGGTGAATAGTGGACATACTTCTAATCACACGGCGCAAAACTATCCATCTCATAGTCACGACCCTACGGGAAAAGCAATTGTAACTAATACTGGAAGTGGTAATAGTAAAACTCTTGATAGAACCAGTCCTGGAAATGGTGAAACTGGGGTTAAAAGTAATTCCAACGTTGCGCACACTTCAAATTTTCAAGATCTAGCTGCAGCTACTGCAGGTAATAGAGCTTTTACATCACAACCTCACGCGCATTGGATAGCTTTTAGCGGTACTATATGGGCTACTACTTCTTATCATAGAAGTTTTGGCGATTCGATCGGAGCCAATGCTGGTAACGCTCACTTGGGCACAGCTTGGGAAGCACAACGAGGCGGTATTGATGCGTGGAGAGCTGCATTCCTTAACGGAGATATTAACAACATAGGTCAATGCCAAGAAAACACTGGAGATTGCATTCTTGAAGCTAAAGCTGGTGGTGGATCTGTAGGACTTACTACTGGTTCGCAACAGGCAAATGCTGATAATGTATCATTTACTTTAGGTGTCAGTGTTGGTTTGAATGCTGACCCTACGATTACTCCTTCCTATCAAGAAACAGCTTATATGATTTTCTTGGGCGTAAGTGCTGCAGCATATGTTGCACCTGCACCACCAGCTGATACTGGAGATAACGTTCCTGGTGATTTTGGACCTCTAGATGAAACAGTTGCCACTGCATCTGGAACTGTTGCAACATCTTTCCAGATTACAGATTGTGATGGTGTTTATAGTTTTACCGTCCTTGTCAAGAAGACTAGTGGAGCTGATGTTGGTGCCACACCAATTAATGTGCAGGGCACAGGTACCAATACTAAGAGTGGATATATTGTTGGTGATACTGTATCGATGGTACTTGAAGGTCCTGCATTAGGTGGGACAGCTGCTAATTATACGATTGAAATTTATGATGGTACTAACTTAGTTAAAACAGGAACTGCCAGCGTAACATATGCTGTTGCTCCAGTAGTTACGATATCGGCACTACCTTCTCTTGTCGAACCTGGAAGCGCCACAAGCATTACTTATGCTGCTCCTGGTGCAACATCTCTTGTCGGATCTAACTTTGGTGCTACTGTCCCGACAGGTGAAACAATTTCTATTATTCCAACTGCTGATATAACATATTCAGTTACTGTTAGTAATGCATATGGTCAGACAACAGCAACTATTCCCGTTACACTTAATATTGGTGCAGCACCAACGATCGCTCTTACAGCGACACCACAGACAATTGATTATAATGGATTTACACGTGTTCAATACGCTTCTCCAGATTCTGATACATTTGTTGGCAGTGACATTCCTGGAGTCAATGATCCTAAAGAAGCTTTTGCTGACGTTCAACTTACGGCAGACACTTCGTACTACGTTACGTTGAGTAATGCGAATGGATCTACTACAGAGAATATAACTGTTACGGTCAATCCTCTTGCTCAACCAGTAGTAACGATGACATCTGATATTAATTCTATTAATATAGGTGCTGATCCTGGCGCACAAATTGAACTTACGATTAGTGGAGCTGATAGTGTTACGTACTCTTCCGTTCCTGCAAATACAATATGGAATTCTTTGACATCTCTGGGTGGAACTACCATCAGTATATCGCCAGATGTTAGTACACAATTTATTATTGCTGCTACAAATGCTGCTGGTACTACTACGGAAAATGTTACTATATCCGTAACTCAACTACCTACAGTTGTCCTATCTGCTGTACCAGCTGTCCTTGAGATTGGCACTGGAGCAACAAATCCTGTTTCCACGTCTACTTTGACTTGGACATCTACAGATGCTACTACTGTTGTAAGTTCTAGTTTCGGTGCATCTACTGTTAGTGGTACTACTACTGTTTCTCCGACAGAGACTACACTCTATGATATCGATGTGTCTGGTCCTGCAGGAGTTGCTGATGCTGAAGTAACAGTGACCGTGAATTGCACCACTGGTACGGGTACAAGTGCTGCAGGTTATGGTGACACATTCTTTGGTTATCTCAAGTATAATGATGGTACCCTTAACGCATTTAACGCTGGTCAGAATCGATACTTTGTTCAGACTACCAATTCTTCATATGCAAATACTACAGCTGTAGGTACATTTACATACGGTCAGATTGGTACGCAAATTCTCGGTAGTTATCAGGTTATTCTTGATAGAAGACCTGATGCTGTTGCCTTTGATGGTTGGATGAACAACTTCATCAATAATTTCGGTACCACATACAATAACTTGACAGATCTGAACACTGCGATCTATAATGATGCTAATGGTATCGGAGTTGGTACCAGCAATGAAATTGCTCTCAGGGCAACCTATGGTGGTCTTGAGGGTAACTACACAGAATGCGGACTTAAAATCGTTTAATTAATGGACATTACACCTATTCGTCCTCTAGAGCTGATGCTCGATGAGAACTTGACTAAATCAAACTTTGATGATTTTATTGGTGTTTGGGATAGTTTTATGCCCAAATCCGAGTGTCAGAAATATATTGATTGGTTTGATGATCTAGAATCTCACGCTAGTGTTATCGGATCCTCAATGGATAACGGTGATATTGCTGACGGTAGATTTCAGTTTCCTCAAGGGAAGCAGGGTAGATATGATAAACAAACCCTGATTACTCATCAAAATCTTGAGTTGCAGCAATGCACTAATCAATATTTGGCATCAACTGTTGAACATTACATTGGTGAGTTTCCACAGCTTGCAGGCGAATCACTGATTAGTAGTTGCATCAAGTTGCAAAAAACAGAGGAAGGTGGTGGATATCACGTCTGGCATTATGAGGCTATGGGTCTTAACCATTCTTCTCGGTGTTTAGTGTGGGCGATATATTTGAATGATGATTATGAAGCTGGTGAGACTGAGTTTTTGATGCAAAAACGTCGGGTTAAACCTCCTGCAGGAACTGTTGTAGTTTGGCCAGCTGGTTTTACGCATCCCCACAGAGGAAATACAGTATTAAAAGGCAATAAATATATCTTGACTGGTTGGTACTATCACAACGCATAAAATGGCAAGAGATTTTGGAAAAGCAGCATTAGTTATTAACAATATTCAGAAGGTGATTGGTACGTACCACGCTCCTTTTGGAACTACTCTCTTCTTTGATATTGGCGAAGAATATAATACATTAGTGGCACCTCTTTTGGTTGGCATTTGGGATGTTCCTGGTGTTGATCAATTTGAGATGATGTACTATTGGTTATCTTCAGATGATGGGGACGGAATTATCTCACCATCTTTTTATATCACAGAGAACACAGAGTGTTCTGGAGAGATTCCTAGTAACTATAATAAAACGCCTCTGAATGGTGGTCCTAGTACGGCAGAAGCAGATAAGATTTACAATGCTCTTAGGACTAGACTAGAAGAACTTACGGCAGAGCATATTGCAGCTGAGGCGGCAGTTGTAGAAGAACAATTTGATGCTCACAGATACCTTACCGAAGGTGTTCCTGAGAATATGAAAACATTGAAGCACGCGAGACACACTCGTCTACTTGATTGTGATTGGACCCAGATGGCTGATTCTCCTCTTACTGATGAGAAAAAAGCTGAATGGGCAGCATATCGTACATTACTTAGAGATCTTCCTGCTGCTCAAACAGATGATCCCTACGATCCTGAAAACTTTACTGGTTGGCCTACTAAACCCTCTTAATTATGTTTTATCGTTATGAACTTTTGAATTCCGTCCAAGTCGGGCATATATTAAATCTTTGTGATGCTGGTACCTGGGAGGATGGTAAAGAATCTGGCAGTAGCGATAAACGAGTAAAGAATAATTTCCAAATAGACAAACAGTCTGCATATGCGTGCTGGAGTATATTGGAAGGTTCTATGGATAATTGTGATGTTGTACGCGACTCAATGCTGAGCTGTGCTTATACGTTACCACATTTTTGTAAGTATGGTGTAGGATGCCATTATGATTGGCATACCGATCACGCACATATGGGTTCTAATCAAGATTTACGATCTGATGTTAGTACCACAGTTTTTTTAAATGAAGACTATGAAGGTGGGGAATTGGAGATTAAACTTGGCACTGAACTGATTAGTGTTAAGTTACCAGCAGGGTGGGCATTTAGTTACCCTACTGGAATACCACATAGAGTTAAACCTGTAACTGCTGGTGAAAGGAAAGTAGCAGTGCTTTGGGCTCAGTCTAGACTCAAAGATCCTATGGATCGTCTGGCATTTGCAAGAATGCAAGAATGTATTACTAATACAGAATACAGTCCAGATTCTCCTGAATGGGAAATGGTTAGAATCATAGACGAACAGAAAATGCATTTACTACGAACTAAAGGCGATCTGAGATCATAAATAACTTTCAGGGAAAGTACTGTATTCAATTCGTGCAATGAGCAATAGAATTATTGCGAGAATTTCTAAGGAAAATCAAGCCAGCGCTGTCATCGAAAGAGCGAAACAGCGTTTTACATCACTTCAGAACACCGAAGATCTGAGTCGTCTTAAGACTTTATTCTTAGATTTCGATGTAAAAGACGATAATTTCGTAAAAATAT